CTCCGATACCTTCCGCAAACTCTTTTGATCTCACCGTCTTGTATTCAGAAATCACTCCACCAAATCTCTCAATGAGGATTTGGTATCTATTAAACAGATCTAGGGAGTCTTTCTCATCACAAGCTATAACCACATCGTCACCGCAAATACAGAAAGTAGCATCAATTGTAGCTACTACTGTTTTGAGGACGACGTAGTGGAAAAGCTCAAACATGGGAAAAGAGATGAAAAGCCCCATGGGTTGTCCGTTTCGATACTTAACAAACTTAATTCTTTCCTTGCTATCTTCACCAAAATCTTTCGGTGAATAAGCAACAGGAAGTCTAAGGAAGTTAAAATACCGTTTTGGAACCCCCATCGAGGTAAGTAGTTTAATCTGGATATCCTTTGATAAGCGATCGGTAGCATTTGAAAGGTCTATAGACATTAGAAACTTTCCGGTATCCAGTCCGGAAGTTATAAAGTCAGACATCTTCTTTTGCAAACCGGATGCTATTTCTGGAAGAGTCCAGAGCCATTTTCGTAACCAATCGGCCAATTTCTTGGTCTTCAATTGGATTGCGTAATGACCTACTAAGATAACTCTCCACTTCCCCTTGTCTGGAATTGGAACCAATTTACCAAGAATTTCTGGATCTTCATTCTCGTCCGCGAATATGAACCGGATTTCGGCTGGATAGTCAAAATCCTTCAATCCGTATGGACCAGGATAAGTCCTACCTGAATCCACAGCATATGATTTCCGTGTGTTCACACATTCCACAGTTTCAAGAACTGATTTTGGAACTGAAGGAAGGTCAACATACTGTCGCCATAGCGGGATATAGGCATCTCCAGGTAAAGAGGTTTCTACATTTGTGATAGAATCCAAAGACGGCGTTCCCCAAGTCTTAAGCCTGTATGACTTAAGTACCGTCATCACAAGTCTCACCTGATTAGGGTGACGTCTGTGATTGACAAGGAACTTAAAAAGATCATGTCTTGGAATTAAAAATCCTTTAAATCTGGTCACCTTAAACCATGGAAGTTTAAAGTTTTGGTTTCCCGCCAAGACTTGGATAGCCCAAAGGGTTAAATCTTTTAATCTTTTAGCGGTCCAGACTTCTCCATTGTTGATGATCCAGAAGGAGATAAACTCCACAAATTTAGAGGGTAGGTCCACTCCAAAAGGAACCCTGTGTCTTTGACCAGAGATCCTCACGGACCTTGGACAATTCCACATCGTATCCAGGTAAATCATGAGTACTCCCTTGTAAGGATGTTCTCACTTCTCTGAATAAAAGGGTTGGTGTAAACCAGCCCAGGATGGTTTCGAC